ATCTTTTAATGCAGCATCACTTGATTTTTGCAAATCTTCTTTGATTATTGTTATTAATATTTGCAATGTAGGAAATGTTCTATATTTCTTATGATAAGAAAAATATTTTTCACAAAGAAATGATAAATATTTTAAATCAAAATATGTTGGATCAACAACTTCAATCATTTGACTAGCCCATATTGTATCAGTAAGCATACCTTGAAATACTTTTTCCTGAAAGGGCTTACCAAATTTTGAAAAGTTTTTCTCTGTTGACATTTATTTAATCCTTTAAATTTATTTTTAATGTTGTAAAAAAATCATGTATATCAAAATCATTTAATCCTTCACGATTAAGGATCTTTAATAACTCAATTTTATTTATTGTTTTTTCTTTGTTTTCATATTGAAAATTTATTTTTTTAATTTGCTCTGCACTTAACATCGCTGAATCTAAATACATTAATTTCCAATTTTTAAGTACTAACTCTTTATTAGTACATATTTCATTATAGATACCTAGTTTATTTCCAGAATTAACTTCTTTTAATGAAGCATCAATTATATCATTTACAGATACAAAGCTGTCCTGCATCAATTGTGGAAATCTTTTTAATAATACTTTAAATCCTACACCTTTTACACCTTTTAAACCATCATTTATATCACCATCAAAACATCTCATTGTTATAAAATTATAAGGATATACTAAATATTCTTGTTTTATAAAGTCTGAATCAATTAGAATTTTTCTATTTGGTGACCATATTTTTATGTTTTTATCTAATAATTGATAATAATCTTTATCAGATGTTACAATTATTTTTTCTATATCTTTTTCTTGTGATTTTTTTGTTTTAACTAAATATGATATTATATCATCTGCTTCACAATCATCAACATAGATTTGTGTAATAGGTGTTTTATATAAAATTTTTATTAAAACTTGCAATTGATCATCTAATTCTTCAATATTACTTTTATCATTATAAACAGAATCATAATAATTTTCATATCTATTTAATTTTTTAGGTCTTCTACCCTCTTTATACTCATGATCAATATTTCTTCTTCTTGTAGAACCTCCACCCTCCCAAACAATAACTATTTTTAAAGGATTAAATTTTTTACAAAGATAATCAATATTATTTAAAAAACCAATTATTCCTCCACATTGTTTGTTTAATAATGAAACTTTTGGATTTGCAGCAAAATGCCGCATAAAAACATTTAAACCATCAATATAAATTTCTTTTTTCATAAATCATTATATGCATCCTTATCCATTAATTCATTTGAAAGTGCCTCAACATCTGAATAACTTTCAGCATCAATATTCATATCTGAAACATCAAATGATTTTTTAGTATAAACTTCTTCAATTAACAAATCAATATATTTTTTATATTGCTCATCTTGCATCACATTTGCAAAATCACTCTTATAAAACTTTTTATCTATAATTACAACACCATTTAAATCATGAACAAATAACTGTTTCCAAGCACCTTGTCCTCCTATTGAAATAGTATATTCACCAATTGTTTTTTCACCTACTTTTCTTAACTCATCAAAAATCTGCTCATGCTCAATTATTCCTTTTCCAAAATGAATCTCAAAATCAACAGATCTAAAAGGTGCTGATACTTTGTTTTTAATTGTTTTTGCAGATACATTAATACCAATTGTGTTTTTATCATTATCAACAATTGGTTGTCCTGCACCTAGTTTAATTCTTACAGATGAATGAAATGGTATTGATACACCTCCTGGCGTAGTTGTGGGATCACCATACATAACACCTATTTTATTTCTAATTTGATTTAAACATACAAACAAAACTTTCTCATTTGCAATAATTCCAGTTATCTTTCTCATTCCTTTTGATATTGCTCTTGCTTGCAAACCTATTGATTCTTTTTCATAATCTCCTGTTAACTCTGCTTTAGGAGATGTTGCTGCAACTGAATCCCATATAATTGTTACAGGTACATCTTTATCCATTGCTTTAGCTTTAATAATAGTACTTTCAGCGATAGATAATACTTCTTCTGTACAATGTGTATCAACATATACAAATCTCTTTGTAATATCAACACCTAACATTTTAAGGTTTTCAATTGATGTTGCATTTTCAGTATCAATATATACAACAATTCCACCCATTTTCTGGGTTGATTTTGCAATCTGCGTTGCAATATGAGATTTACCAATTGAAGGCGGCCCAAATATTTCAATAATTCTACCCTCAGGTAACCCACCATTTTTTTGATTCGAAATTATATAATCAAGCTGAATAGAACCCGTACTTATCCATTTTTTTACATGTGTTGGTGATTCATCACAACTTAAATTATATGCAACCCTCGTACCTCTCTCTTTATTTAAAGATTTTATAAGATCATTTGTAAAATCATCAAGTGACTCTTTTTCAACAGTATCTTTTGTTTTTTTAGCCATGTTTAATTAAAAATATCCTTTTTAAATGTATTATCATTATATTAATATAGCGTATAGTTTATAAAAAAAATGCTCAATATTAAAAATATTGAGCAAAAAATATTCTAATTTTTAATTTTAGTAATTTATATCAAAACTCTTCAAGATCTGCAAATGCATCATCAATTGAACTATATTTTGAATTAAGTTTATCTGGTGAATCATCATCTTTTTGTACAGATTTAACAGTTGATGATTTATGAATTGTACCATCATCTTTTGAATCTTTCACATCATCATCACCTTCTAGCCATTTATTAACAATATGCTCTAACTCTTGATATGATTTAAGCTCAAACATTTCATTAACATCTGGAATGTTATCCATCCATTCTTTGATTTTCTTTGGATCTTCAGAAAGAGGTGAATCTTTACCGCGAGGACGAACTTCAGTATCAGCAAATTGCTTTCCTGCTGATTTAGTACAAGTAATACGAATATCACGACCAGAATCAATATCTGTAATATCACCATAATCCTCATCAATCATATAATTTAGCAATGATTGATATACAGATTTACCAAATGCCCATAGACGAACACCTTTATCTTCTTCACCACGAACCACAACTGCAGCATAACAACGCATTTTAGGATAAAGCTTCTTTGCAAGCTCATATGATTCTTTTGTTGCATCATCACGAAGTTTTGTAATCAACTCTTGAATAGGATCTGGTTTTGAGAATTGATATGGAGCAAGAATTCCTGGATTTGATCCAATATTGTAATAAAAATATAGCTCTTTAAAAGGTTGACCATCATTATTTTTAAATGGAATAATACGAATTGTATAATCTTGATTTTCTTCAGGACGCCACATTACATTCTTTTTTGTATTAACACCACTTAGTTGATTTAGTTTTTTACGAATTGCTGCAAGATCAATAGCCATAATTATTAATTGCCTTTCTTATGTTAATTTTTTAAATTTCTAAATTGATATAAATTATAAAATAAATTATTTTATTTTTTTTCATTTAACCAATTATGTTCAAATTATAATATTAAATTTTTAATTTTACACTTATTAAATTCATTAATTACTTTTTAAAACTGTTTGAACTTCTTTTCTTTTTTTTGATTTATTTCTAAATTTTTTATCTGTTGTTTTTTCATCTGCATATTTTATTTCACCTGATGCATCTGCTCCTAAAGGAGCAGCAACACCACCTACCATATGCTCATATAACTTTTTTAAAATATTAAAATATAAATCATCATTCATTTAAATATCCAATCAGTTTTATTATATATATTATTCTGAAATTAATTTAAGTGATGCAATTTCTTTTCTTAATGTAATATCTCTTGCAAATAATAAACACGTTGCAAGATTTGTTTTATTATCACCATAAAACTTAATTAAATCTGTTTCAAAATCTCCCAATAATAATATTGCATTTATCTCTTCCCATTTTAATTTTATATTTTCATTTGTTATATAATATAAACTCATCTCAGCAGTTTTATATTTTTGCAAATTTTCATTCCAATTATAATATTGACCTAATTTTTCTTTATGCCAATCAGATAAAGACTCAACAAATCTTTTTTCTCCATCTATTCCTATTCTTCCTAATTCTGCAATACAACAAATTTTTATAAGTTGTCTTGTATCAATATTTAATTCAAGTGAATCATTTATTTTTTTTGCATTTTTTGCAAACTCAAGAATATATTCAACTAATCCACCAATACCACAAAAAGGCTCAGATACTTTCATAGAATATGTTGATTCTATAAGATTTTGATCCAATTTATTTATCAGTGATAAAATATCATCATCACCTATTTTTTTAATTAAATTAAAATATTTTTCCCATAAAACTTCAATATTCCTATCTTTTAATTTATTCAATTTTTATCCTTTATTATTTATAAAATCAGTTAATTCAACAGGAAAATAACCTAATTTTTCACAATTATAACCAACATCAACAATTTCTTTAAAACAATCAATATAATCATTTTTAATATCAAATATTATAGCATCATGAATAATAAATAAAGGCTTACATTTATCTTTTTCAACTTTATTTATTAACTCATAAAAATACATTAATGCTACATCAACTGCTGATGATTGTATATAATTGTTCATTATTATATGATTTTTTGTTTCATTTAAATTATTAATAGGTCTTCCAAATAAATTTTTTCTACTTTTATTGTTTTTTAATAAACTATTATTTGCAATATCTATTACTTTATCAATATTAAAAAAATCATAACATATCTTTATCAACTCATCAGACTTTTCTTTTGTTAAATAATCAACATTTAATTCAGATCCATATAATGTTGATATAACAGCACGCTTAATCACAGACCTATCTACGTTTATCTCAGATAAATCTTTTATTGTTTCATATATATCTTCATACTTTTCATCAGAAGTTATTTTTTTAACAATCCTGGGTTCAAGTGATTTAAAATCAACTGATATTAAACTACCTTCATAATTCCACGAAGATTTAAATATCTTCCTACACCTTTTAGGCAATGTTAAAATATTACCACATATTGAATTATCTATTGTTAATCTACCCGTAACTGTAGAACTAAAATTATATTTTATTTTTTTAGCTTTATATGCATACCCCTTAAAACTTTTTAAGTTATTTAAAATTGTCTCATTTTTCTCCTGCTCAAGCATTATATTATATATTGGTATATCTAAACTAGCTTCATATAAATTTTCATCTATATTTATTATTTTATCATATATTAATCTATATTCATCTACATCTATTTCAGATAATTCAGATAATATATTATCATACTCTATCTGATAATTAGATAGAATATGATCTGGTAATATATACTTTATGTTACTATAATCAAATTCTTTAAACATAGAAATATATTTATCATATTTATCTAATTTATAAAGATTATATAATTTAAGTATTTCTTTTATATTGCTCATATTTATATTATATGAGCTCAATTTTAATTTTACACTTTTATTTTTTCAATAATAAAAATAATTAAACATATCAGAAAATTCTTTGTCTTTTAACATTATTGCTAAAAATATTGGATTATCAAAATAAAATTTTTCAGTTTTTCCTAATTTTGTAAATACCAAATCATCATTTCTAATATCATATAAAACTGATACTCTTCCTCTATAATTAGGAAATATGTCTATTAAAAATGGAATAGATGTAATTCTTAATGTTATATTTGTTTCACCAACTTTTAATCTGTCATATGCAAATTTTAATTTTTCATATTCAGGTTTACTTAAATAAAATTGCTGTATTTCTTTTTTTGTAAAATTTGTTTTACCTTTTGTAATTTTAATTTTTCTTTTTTCATTATTATTATTATTGTCAATATATAAATTAAAATCGTTAAAAGTTTCTTGTGATTCAAGTTTAATATTATATTGAGATTCAAGTTCTTCAGTCTTATTATCAATAAAATTTAATTTATTATCTGATAATATTAAATCATCTGTAAAAATATTTTTTATTATTAATTTAAACATTGTTTGTAAATCAATAATGTCTTTTGATATAATTAAAATATTAGATAAATCAGCATCATTTTTAATTGAAAACACTAATTCTAATGTTATTTTATTTTTATTTTCAATTAATTTACAATGATATTTATAATATTCTATGTTTGTTGCTTTATCATTAATAAAATATTTTATATTTAAATCAATTTCAATCTCTTTATTTCTACCTAAATTAAATAAATCCTCATAATTATTTATTGCTATAGTTATTGGTGTAATTACTATAAAATCTAAATGATTTAATTTGCTTTCAAAATATTCTTTATTTATTTCTTGATCAAATAAATCTTTATATTTTTTAATATATTCTTTTGTTAAATCTTGATTTTTTATTGATTTTTCTTCTTTTGATGTGTTATCTGTAGATCCAGATTTTTTTATAAAATCATCTTTTAATATTTTAAATTTTTCTTCAAAATCTGAGACAATATTTAATATTAATGTTTCAGATTCTTTTAAAGTTTTATTATTTTTAAATTCATCTAATTCATTAAGTTTATCTGTAATATCTGTATTTTTTAATGTATATAAATCAAAACTACCTATTATTATAATATCATTTTTATTTCTTGTTATAGTTTGTAATATTTTTTTATTAAAATAATAATCATTTCTCATTAAAACAAAAAATTTTAACATATAATAAAAATCATAAAATACAGATAATAAAATAGAAA